CATGTTGAAAGCCGTCTCCGGCCCGTGCCGGCAGAGGAGATATTCCCGGAAGAAGGTGTCGTCCCCGCTCCGGTGGGACTCCAGGATCCCCAGCTCGTCGCTGGGCGATTCGGTCTCCCAGGCGCGGGACCGGTACCACGCGGCGCAGTCCCGGGCGTAGGCGTCGGGGATCCGCACGCACTGGAAGCTGTGCCAGGCATCCGGCATGTACACCTCCGCGGTGATCCGCGGGTTGTCGTTGAACTGCCGGCAGCAGAAGCCGTACACCACGCCGAAGTCGTGGCCGCGGCATCGCTCCACGAAGTCGCGCGCGATCAGGACGTCGTCCTGCAGGTGCCAGGTGCCGCCGTCGCCCTCACACGCCTCGAAGGCCCTCATGCAGCTCTCCAGGTTGCCCAGGCCCTCGGAGTCGACGCGGACGGTCACCTCCGACATGTCCATGCCCTGCTCGCACAGGGCCGGGAGCAGGAACTCCTCGACGTACCACATGCGCTGCGGCACGGCGTGGATCATCACTCTCATGGGCCCTCCGCCTCCTTCCGGGCGGCGTAGGCCGCGCGCTTCTGTTCGTTTATCCTGTCTTTGTCCCGGGCGTACTGTTCGCGCCGGATCGCGTTGATCTTATCGGTCGGGCTGCCGTCGCCGGCGGCCTCGTAGACATCCAGATAGGCGCTCGGGTCGTAGCCGCGCACGCCGGAGCTCTCGTCGAACCGCACCGCGTAGGTGCAGTCGCAGTGGGCGTGGACGTGCTCGGCGTGGCCTTCGCGCAGCATCCTGGCGGAGGCCCTCTGCCAGCCGCGGCTGGCCAGGGCGACGCAGAAAGCGCAGGCGTCGCCCCGGGGGATCCAGGCAACCTCTGCGCCGTCTCTTATGGCATTGTTGAGCGTGGTATCCACGCCCGGCATCTTCACCAGCCGCTCCAGAGCGCTGGTGAGCGACTCCTCATTGGTCGAGGTTTTCAGCACGCCGTTGACGGTCTTGGCCGCCTCCGCGTAGCTGACTGTCGAGGCGACCTCAGCCGCCGGCAGGAACCGGCCCGCAGCCTCCGCCACGGCGTCGTACCAGCTGGCCGCCCACGCGGCAGAGCCTTCTCCGTACTTGGTGGCCAGCGCGTAGACGTAGTCGATCAGCGCCTGCCGGTCGATGCCCGCCAGTCCGCCGTTCTTGTTCACCCATACGCGCAGATCGTCCGCCGCGCGGCTCGACATCTTCGAGAGCCGGTCCGTGAACCTTGACCAGTCCTTTGTGGAGATCTGCATCTCATCCCTCCGGCTCCGTCACAAGGGCGAGCCCCCGGGCGCGCTGCTCCTGGGACTTGATGCGCCTTATCTCAGCCTGATCGAAGCCCAGCATCTCGAGGAAGACGTCCGTCTCCGCGAATCCCTGGCGCGCTCCGGCGATCTTGACGGCCGCGTCCGCAGACACGCTGATGCTCGGCATGGCCGGGTTCTTGAAATGGGCGTACACGGCCTTCTTGGCCTCGTCCAGGTTCTCCATGGTGGTGGACCCGGCGACGGCCTGCGCCATCAGCGCGATGGTCCGCAGCGACTTGCCGTTGCCCGTGTTCAGAGCTTCGGCGGTGGCCACCAGCGTCTGGTTGGCCGCGGTGATCGCGTCCGCGCTGGTGGGGTTAGCGTCGTTGACCACGCCCGTGTCCGTCACGGAGAGGCCCGTCGCCGCGCCGAACTGCGCGCTCAGGAGCTTGAGCATCTCGACGTGCGGCTGGATCGTGCCCTGCTGCAGCTGCCCGAAGGCGGGGTTGGCGCCCGTCTCGGGGTTCGCCGTGGCGGCCAGGATCGAGCCGACGTACTGCTTGAACTTGTCGTTGACCACCGCGTCGAACTGCTCGTCGGTCACGCCCAGAAGATACTTCTGCGGGCTCGTGGCGAACTCGAGGCCGATCGAGGCGTTGGCGATGGTCCGGACGTAGCCCTGGATCAGCCGGCGGATCGGGTCCTTGATGCGGCTCCGCCCGAAGGGCTTATCGGAGGTCGCGTTCCAGATCAGCGGCTCCATCAGCGGCCGGCCCATGCGGTGGCTGTGCCATTCGGCGCTCCAGCGCGTGCCGTCGCGCCGCAGGATCCACACCGCGTCCGGCGTGTACAGATTGATGAGGGAGGGCACCCACTTGGTCGGCTCGGCGTTGTCCTTGGCCGTGTCGATGATGGCGAAGCCGGCGGCGATCCGCCCGGCGGCGCCGTCCCAGACCGCGGCGGCCGTGCGCGGGGAGTGGAACCGGATCTTGCATCCGATCTTCTCGTCCGCGCTCAGCGTGGCGAAGGTCGACCCGAATTTCAGCTCGTCCCGGCAGGCCTTCTGATACTCGGCGATCAGGTTGTTGCCGACCACCAGCGAGTCCAAGTCGGACACACTCTCGCCGTTCTCGCCCACATAGCCGTCGAAGACGCTCCTCGCGGCGAGGACGTCCACGCACTTGGCGCCCCAGCTGCACCCGATTTCCAGCCCCTTCATGCCCTGCGGAAGGGCGATGCCGAGGTTGACCTCGCTCAGCGGGATCTGCCCCTCGTAGTATTTATTCTTCTTTTCGTTTGCGGCCCGGTGGGCCTCGTAAGTGGTCAGCAGGTCGGCGAGCACATCGCGCTCGCGCATCCCGAGCCCGATGACGGAGCTCGGCTCGATGGGTATGATCATCCTATTCGCATCCTCCTTTGCGGATCTCGCTTGGATGTCCTGGCGCCCCAGAGGGCGAGGGCGGCGGCCTCGATCGGCGCGCTGAGCTCGCCTCCGAAGCCCCAGCCGCCGGCGATGGGTCTCTTGGTGGAGGTCACCGCGCTGTCGCGCAGCAGCTCCTGGCCGTAGTACCAGCTGAGCGTTCTTTCACTGACCGCGTCAGTCAGGATCCCCGCCGCGGCGACGATGTCGCGTGCCTTCGGGCGGATCAGGCTCCCCTTGGCCTTCCAGACCTCGGCGATCCGGTCTACCAGCACGTCGGCGCCGTTCCGGCCGTCGATCACCACGCAGCTGGCCTGGCCGTAGCGTTCGTTGAGCCATTCGGCCAGCCAGCGCGTGCCGGCGGACGTGGGCGAGCGCTTTATCAGGGAGACGCGCGCGGGCCCGTTCTCGGGGATCACCGCGCCGCACAGGCAGACCTCCGCGCCGTCGGCGGAGAACTTCACGCCGTAGGCCGTCTTGCCCTCCGGCTTCTTCTCCAGGCTCTTGCAGGCGTCCCAGGCATCCGCGCTGATCGCGTGGCTCTCGGCCTCCGCCAGCACCGGCGACCACCAGCCCAGGCGCTCCCGGGCGAAGCCGTCGGTGGTCATGCTCCGCAGCTCCTCGCCGGTGGCGTCCACGTCCAGGCGGAAGCCCATGGCGGGGTTCGTCGCGTACCAGAGCGAGATGTCGCTCGTCTTTATGTCGCCCACGGTCTCTGCCGCGACCGACCATTCATGCCAGGCATCGTGTGCGCCCGGCTGGGTGAGGCACACCATCCGCCTGCGGCGGAAAACCTCCCCGGGGCACCCGGGATAGGGGGGAGTGCCCGTATAGATCACCTGACGCTGGCCTGCGGCGCTGGCCGACAGGGTGGGCATGATAGCCTCCACCTGGTCGTCCGTCAGCTCCTGGGCCTCGTCGAACACGATAAGGCTGATCCCGTCGAAGCCGCGCGCGGCCTGACGGGATCTCGCGAGATATTCTATGCTGCCGCCGTTGATCAACTCTATGGCTTCCTCGCCGTTCGTGTAGCGGATCTGGCGCACCTCGTCCATGATCTCCGGGTGCCGGCGGTCTGTGAAAAGGCCGGCCAGCCTCCGGAAGGACTTCTTGCTCGTCCGCACCTGGTGCGCGGTGTGCAGGATCTTCTCCCCGCGGATCAGCAGCCCGAACAGCTCTCTGGCCTCGAGGATCACGTTCTTGCCGTTCTGCCGGGGAACGGAGAGCCCGGCGCCGACCGCGGTATACTTCCCGCCGGCGTCGGTACCGAGCCAGCAGTCGAGCACGGTCCGCTGCCAGGGGTCCAGCTCCATGGCGTAGGTCTCCATGAGGACCGCGGCGTCCTCGCCGTCCGACGCGGCCCTGGCCGGCTCGACGCGCAGGCGCGGCTCCTGGGAGCCGGTCATCCCTGCGCCGCCTTCCGCCGGATCAGCTCCAGCACGGTCGTCTCCTTCGGAGCCTCGGCGGGGTGGTTCGACTCCACGCCGGCGCCGCGGATCCTCCGCAGGCTCATGGGCGTCAGGCCCAGCGCGTTCCGCATCTGGAGGATGTCGCGCTGCTGGCTCCTGATCACGCCGTACAGATCGTCGAGAGGGGAGGGGGCCTTGCCCGGCTCGGCCGTGGCCTTCCAGGCCTTCCGCGTCCTGGCACACTCCCGCTCGAGGGTGCAGAGGTCATGGATCAGCGGATCCATCGCCTCGTGGTAGATCCCGAGCGCTTCCAGGCTCCGGCGGTACTTCGCTTCCTTCGAGTTATCACTGGCCACTGTGGAAAACCTCCGTTTCCGGCCTATAGCGTCCCGCGGGGATCCTCCGCGATTCGCGTCCGTGTCCCGCGCGGGTTTTATTTCATCCCCGACCCTCCCCCGTTTTTTTCTCCTCGGGGGTATTTCGGCGCT